ACACAACCAGCAATAGAGACATTTTCAAATGTATCGAAGCTGGATTATTAGACAAGATGTCATTCGCTTTTACTGTTAAAAGTCAAAGCTGGGATAAGAGTGGAAAACTACCAAAGAGAACGATCACGGCAATTGATCGCCTTTTTGATGTTAGTGTCGTTGATTTGCCAGCATACGACCAAACCTCTTGTCAGGCAAGTTCTCGCTCTTTAGAGTTGGCGGACGCTGAACTAAAGGCATTGGAGGATGCAGAGAACTTAGAACGAAGAACAATATTAGTGAAAAGACTAGCAATTAAAACAAAGTTTTAGAAAGGAGTTCGATATGAACTTAGAATTACGTTTAAAAGAAATCAAAGCCCGTATTGAAGAAATCCGTGGCTTAGTTGATTCTGAAACAGATGTCGAAAAGCTCTCTGCTTTAGATAAAGAAGTCGATGAATTAACAAACGAACGCAAAGCAATCGAAACCAAACTTGCTATGCGTGGCAAATTTGACCCTGCAAATGTTGTAGAAGTCAAAAATGAAGAAGCTGAAAAAGAAATGGAATCAAGAGGTAAGGCTTTAAAAGAAGGCCGTACTGTTACCGTTACTGCTGATGGAGTTTTACTCCCAGAGCATGTCGATGACAAAATCTCCCCAGTTCCATTTAGAGAAGTTTCTACCTTAGTGGAACAAGTTCACACTGTAAATCTTAAAGGTGGTGAAACCTATAAGAAATCATTCGTGAAATCCCACGGCACTGGTGGATTAACCGCTGAAGGTGATCCTTATACCACAGCAGAACCTGAATTTGGTTATTTAACAATCTCCAAAGTCAAAGTAACTGCTTATGCAGAAATCACCGAAGAGTTAGAAAAACTCCCAGCGGCTGATTACCAAGGAGAAGTTTTAAAGGGTGTTAACATCGCTTTAAGAAAGAAAATCTCCGAACAAATCCTTCGTGGTGCAGGAACCACAAACACCTTCAAAGGTATTTTCTCTGCTAACTGTGAAGCTCTCGCAGATGCAGTCGATTTAGAAATCTCTAAGATCGATGAAAATACTCTTGATGATATCGTCTACGCCTATGGCGGTGATGAAGAAGTCGAAGGTGGCTGTGTCCTCATTCTCAATAAAAATGACTTACGTGCATTCGCTGGTTTAAGAACCGCTGAAGGTCGTAAAGTTCACACTGTTGACTATAAGGCAAAAACCATCGATGGCATTCCATTTATCATCTCCAGTCACTGTAAAGCTATCTCAGCTTCCGGTACTGCTGTTGGTGAATATGGTATCGCCTATGGTCCACTCGCTAACTACGAAGTCCCAATCTTCAGTGGTGTTGAAGTAGCCAAATCCACTGACTATAAATTCAAAGATGGCATTATCTGCTATAAGGCTTCTGTCTTCACTGGTGGTAACGTTATCGGCTACAAAGGCTTCTTAAGAGTTAAGAAAGCCGCAGCCCCAGTTGTCGTTGAAAACCAAGAAGGTATTGCTGCTCCTGGTAATGCTACACCAGGTGTTGGTGGTGCTGACCAAGGTGAAGGCGACTAATTAAGGTCAAAACACGGAGGGCAACCGGCTAACCTAGATAAGTCGCCTGCGCATTACAATCGAAATGAGAGATCAATAAGAGAAGTAAGAAGGCCGGTTCTTCCGTTTAAGAGTAATAGGAAGAATTCTAGATGGAATTAATAGAAGAGGAGGTGTCTAAAATGTCGTGTGAAAACATGCTCGAACTGATGAAAAAAGCTTTGCTTATCCCTGCAACCGAACACTATGCTGATGATGAAATCGAAACTCATATCGCCTCGTGCCGCCAGTTGTTAGTCACAGCTGGAATTCCTCGTGAAATCGCTGAATCAGGTGACTCATTAGTAAAAGCTCTTATTACTATATATGTGAAGACAATGTACGGATGGAAGAGCGATGGTACGGCGAAGGAACTTCCCAAGAGCTTTGACGTCTTACTCAGGCAACTGTGCTTGCACTGCCCTGAGGTTGGTGGAGGTTCATCCTCGTGATAGCCTATCCTAATTCCGGCAACATCTCTTTATTCCTATTACGTGTTAAAACAGCTGATGACGCTCTGGGCAACCAGAGTTTTCGGTTGGTTGACTCCAAAGAGGTGGTAGGGGTGACTTCCTCTATCACTTCTAAGGAATTCTATTCATCTAAAGAAACAAAAATACTGCTCGATTTCAAAGTGTCTATTCAAGTGATTCTTTACGATAGATCTAAATATATCTACGTTCCGAATGAAGATACTATCTACAAAGTAGAAAGAACCTATCAAAATGGAATGATGATGGAACTTTACTGTTCTGAGTCTTCTTTAAAAAAGGAGGACATTTTAGATTGGAATCTATAAAAATTGAATCACTCACACCAGAAATCGAAAAAGCAGTCAAATCCTATTCTTCTAAAGTTGAACTAGCAATAGTGGACAAGTTAGAAGAAACGGCGGACCAGATTCTTGATTACATTAAAGAAAACGCACCTAGAACACCGTGGAGTCATCCACATCTAGGTGATTCTTTCATTAAAGAGTCTTATGGAGAAGGAGTAAATAAGACAATAGTCATCTATTCCAAAACCAAAGGCTCAATCGTTCACTTAGTGGAACTCGGCTTTAAGCATAGAAGTGGAAAGATAGTAACAGCTCAGCCATTTTTAAGACCAGCTTATGATAATTTCACTCCAAAAATGCTAGAAGACATGAAAAAGATAATTAAAGGAGACATGTGATGTTAACAAAGTTAAGAACCATTTTATTAACCGTGTTGCCTACTGTGATTTATGCTCATAGTCAATATGATAGTGAATCCAACACTAAAGTCCCTTTTATTGTCTATCAGGAGATTTCAAAACGACCTCCTGGTTATGCTGATGATAGGCCAGTTTATTATGAACGAATAGTTCAGATTACATTGATCACTAATAAGAAAGATGAAGAATTAGAAGAACGGCTCGAAGATGCATTATTAAACAATGATTACATCTTTACTAAAACCACTGAGTTTAAAAATTCAGATGGCTCTTTGAACAGTATTTATGAAATAAGGCTGGAGGATTTTAAACATGCCAAAAAATAAAATTACATTCGGTTTAAGAAATGTTCATTATGCCATTGCTAACCAAGACAACAATGGTAACTGGAGCTTTGATACTCCAGTCGCTTTACCAGGTGCTCAAGAATTCTCAAGTGAAGTAGTTGGTGGATCTACAAACGTTTATGCAGATGATACCTTATACGCTTCTTTGGTTCAAAACGCTGGTAGAACTTTAACTCTTAAATTCACTGAAATTGATGATGACTTCAAAACCTCTGTCTTAGGCTACAAGAAACTCGCTAATGGTAACTTAGTAGAAATTGCTAATGCTCCAGTAGTGACATTCGCTCTCGGATTTGAATTCCAAGGCGATGCTAAAGCAAGAAGAGTCTGGTACTACTTATGTAGTGTCACTCCGATCGCTGAGGCTACCAAGTCTAAAGCAGACTCCATTGAAGCAAATAGTACAACACTTAATATCACAGCTCGTCCAATCGAAGTTGGTGATGATTTAGTGACAAACTGCGTCTGTGCTAAAGGAGATAGCAACTATTCTAACTTCTTAACCACAGCACCAGTGATTCCAACTATTCCTGAAGGTGAATAATCATGGAGCGCACAGTTAAACTCAACGGGAAGGAACTAAGATTAGCTTCTTCCCTTTTTACTATTATTTCTTATAGAAGTGTCTTTGGAACCGAACTTTTCGATGATGTTGAAAAGTTAGATAAAGCATTACAAACAAACAGAACTGATGTTGGTAAATTTATCGATGTTCTTTTCAGATTGATTTATGTGCTTCATAAACCTTTTTATAACGACTCATACGATCATTTCTTACAAGGATTCGATTTTAGTGTTCTTTCTAATGTAAACGAACTCACTAATTTGGCGAATGTTATCGCTGAGCTTCTTGGAGAAGTAAAGAAACAATCTGAGGGTACTGATTTATCCCCAAAACCATAAGGCCAACTGGAAACATCACGGCAAACATTATTTTCAACTTGGCTTCACTTGGGATTCCGATTCGTGATGCGGAGTTCTTTGACATTTCTACCTATCTTGACATAGTCAAACTCCAAAAGAGTATCTATAACGAAGAAGGTATGAGTCGAACAGCAACACAGGCGGATATAGACGCCTTTTTAGGTTAATTGATGAATTCAGTGAGGTTATCGTGTAGACTATAAATGTATGAAAAAAGTATTCTCGTTATTATTACTCCCTATTGTTTCTTGCCTTTTAGCTGGATGTCAACCAAACGGCGGTTCAATTACTTTTACTGCTGATTTAATTGGCGATACACCTGTAATGGAAGATAAAACCTTTACATACAAAGGCCATACATTTATTTATTACAATGTTTATAACGATGGTAATGGTAACTTTGTCATGGCTAATAATGCTAGTTACATCGCTAATAACGATATTCAGTTTGGTTTGAGGGTAAAATCAGCATTTGTTTATACTGTCCCTAAAGATGGCAGTGAGCCCGTATGGATAGAACCAAGTGTTCATGACAAGAATAGTGGCTACTACGATTATGCTATTCAAGTATTTGGTTTTGAAATAAGAGGAGTCGGATTAAATATTTCTATGAATTATACCGACATCAACATCGGCACGATAACCCATTGGTGTTAAAGACACATAAATAATTATTCCAATAAAGTCGACCTAATCAGTCGGCTTTTTTAGTCATTAGGAGGTGAGAATATGGCAGAAGCGATAAAAGGTCTTAATATTAAGCTCGGACTTGATACGACAGAACTAGAGGCTTCTATCAAATCTCTCAACTCCGACTTAAAAGAACAACAACGTGATTTAGCTGCAATTAATAAGAACCTAAAATACGATCCATCTAATGTTGACCTTTGGAGGCAAAAACAAGATAAGTTAAACGAAATCTTGCAGACCACTAAGAAAAAGCTAGATGAACAAAAGAAGGCGCTTGAAAAAGCTAAAGAAGGAGTCAAACTTGGCTCTGTTTCTGAAGCCGAATTCAAGAAGATGCAACGTGCTGTCCAGTACACTGAGGCAGAAGTAGCAAAGCTAAACAACGAGCTAAAGCAGACCGAAGGTAAGATTAAGAGTCTAGGAAACATCAATGTAGATAAGTTATCCGCAATCGGTGGAGCCATGACCAAATACATCACAGCCCCTGTATTAGGAGCGGTGAGTGCTTTATCTGCTTTAGCAATTAAAACAACACAAACTGTCAATCAAATGTCAGATACTGCAAAGCAACTAGGCGTAGGTCTAGAAGCTATGCAAAAGTGGGAATATGCCGCTAAACAACTAGGTAGCGAAACTCAAGACCTAGATAAGGCATTTCAAAAAGTAAATAACCTGTTAGGCCAAATTGCTAATGGAGACGACGTCTCAGAAGAATTAGCAAAAATTGGCTTAACTATGGATGATTTAGCGGGTTTAGATGCTGAACAAGCATTCATGAAAATCCGTAGTGCGATTTCTCAAGTTGGAGATGCTGCAACTAGGACTGCATTAGCAAATCAGTTCTTTGGCGATAAATTAGGAACTAAATTAGGACCTGTTTTGTCTGCTACAGAAGATGAGTTAAAAGCATGGATGGAAGAAGCTGAAAAGGTCGGTATTGTTTCTGAAGAAGATGCAGAGATAACCGGTGCTTTAGGTAATGATATCTATGCATTAAAGCAAGCATTCCTTTCTTTAAGAACCGAATTAGCAACAGCTCTAGCCCCAGTAATCACTAAAATTGTTAATTTCCTTAAGGACACAGTTATCCCTAAGGTAAAAGAACTCATTCAAAAGTGGAAGGAAATGTCCACTGGGCTCAAAGTAATTATTGGTGTTATTGGTGGAGTTCTAACTGCATTAGGACCTGTACTTGCAATAGTAGCCAAAGTCATCGGATTAGTGGGAAAACTTAAAGAAGCTGTTTCTGCATTAGGTGGGGCCACTAAAGTGCTAGGTGCAATTGCTAAAGCTGGACCATGGGCCGCTATCATAGCGATTATTGCAGTTTTACTTCTTCAAAATGAGAACTTTAGAGCGTTATTAAAACGAATCTTAGATATTGTTAAACAATTAATCGATAAGCTTGTTGAATTGGTCGGCAAAATTATCGAGAAATTAAAACCTATCTTGGATATCCTCATGGAAGTAATCAATCAGATTATTGATGTGCTTGTTGAGATAATCGATGGAATCCTTGATGTGGTGATGATGGTGCTAGATGAAGTAGTAAAACTACTTGAAAGACTAATCGAACCAATCACAAGAATTCTTGAAATGCTCACTGAGGTTTTAATTCCAATCACTCAGCTCATTGCTAAGATCTTGCAGGTTGTTTCTAAAATCATCCAATTAGTCATTCGATTAGTGGTTGAGATTAT